TTACCTGGTTGCCGGAAATTTTTTATATAGCGTCGATATCCCAACATCGTAAATTAATGCCACACGCTGTCGTGATTCACCTGCTGCAATCAACCTGCCTGCCTGCGCCCACTGTTCATCAGTTAGCTTTGATCGACGCCCACCTATTCGCCCTTCTTCACGAGCCGCAGCCAATCCCGCCCTGGTACGTTCGACTATCAGCTCCCTTTCCATTTCTGCAAGTGCGCCCATGACATGGAAGAAAAAGCGTCCCATTGGTGAAGACGTATCTATGCTGTCGGTCAGGCTGCGAAAGTTAATACCCTTTTCCCGAAGCTCCTCCACCAAAACGACAAGATGCCGCATGCTGCGACCGAGTCGATCCAATTTCCAGACCACCAGCGTATCGCCTTCAGACAGAGTCCTGAGTACTTTCTTCAAGCCCGGCCTGTCAGACGTTCTGCCGCTGATCTTATCCTCGAATATCAGTTCACATCCTGCGCACTCCAGCGCGTTTCGTTGCAATGCAGTGTTCTGGTCATTTGTTGACACGCGTACATAGCCGATGAGCATGAGAAATAACCCTGTAAAAATCCGGGATCATGCCATCTGAGCCGAATAACTGCATTTTCTAAAAGGTTGGTTTGGGAGAAGCGGCTAAAAGGAATGTAGGGACAGGGGCGAATCAGATACCTGATATGGGTAGCTTCACGCTTTCTGTTTCAGGTACTGGATATCAAAAATTACCATCAGGTTTTATTCTTCAGTGGGGCTCAATCGGCGCACCAGGCATTGCACAGGATGTAGTAACCCATTTCCCGATTGCATTTCCAAACAGATGTCTGCGTGTTTTGGTCTCACAAGACTACACACCAGATAGCGGGGCTGTTGGTTATATTGCCTGTGCAGGTTTTAGTCCCGACCCGGTTAAATTTATATCCAGAGCCAGTACTCCTGGCCTCGGCGCTTCATTTTTAGCGTTAGGCTGTTAATTTAGCTATATGGAGTGAAAAATGAATTACATATATTCCGCGACTACAAACTCTTTCTATCCGCTGGAGATGAAAGAGGATTACCCCAGCTCGCGGACATCCTTCCCGGTGGGTTCATCAAACTCCAGTACGGAGAGTGTCTCACCATGAGCGATAATCGGTTTCTTTAACTCAAGCTCTTTCATTACTGGTAATCCCCTTCTTCACCGTGGAACTCAAGATCAACCGTGCCTTCTTCGGCATTATGGTTCGCTTCTCCGTGCAGCCAGGCGGACGACAATACATAGACCTGACCGTTCGCCAGCTCGGCAGTGATGGTCATCTCATCAGACGAGGTGATTTTGCTCACCGGAAAATTCTTCGGCACCTTGAAGGTCCCTTTGACATAAGGCGCACGGTGAGTTTCCTTGCGGTCCACTGAACCGTCCAGGCCGATGATGTCATCATTGACCGTCCTGTTCATGGGCACCTCAATGCCGCCGGTCAGCGATAGCTGCTGACCGTCAATTTTGAAATAACAGGTTCCCCCGATACGGGCCATTATGCAGACTCCTCTGAATACTGAAGACGGAACTGGTTAACCACGGCAAAAACACGCAACTGGTTAACATAGTCAGGCGGGAACAGCGTGTTCAGGCGGTTCGGATCGCTGGCATCACGCTCAACAACCAGGTACTGCTTAAACAGTTCGTAGTTTTCCACGATCCCCGCACACTCAAGCTGACGGTAGGTTGCCAGCAGTTCCCCTTTGATTACCGCCGGGGTGACAATCGCCTGACCGGGACCAAAGCGGGTACCGTCGCTGGCAAGCTTGTGACGCCCGTACTTACTGGTAATGACGGATTTCAGTTTGCGCAGTACATACGCACTGGTATGCAGCGTCTCGCTGTCGAGGTAGCTGTTATCCGCAACCCCGTAAGCATTTTTCCTGTACGTGGTGACATCACGCTGAATGCGCACCAGCGTGTTAACGGAGGCCGTGTCGTTGAACGGCAGACCGATATAATCAAACGGCTCATCCGCCATTGCAGCCACCGCGCCGGTGAGAACCGGAGCGCCCGTTCCGGCGGTCCCCGTCGCCACGGCAATCTGTACGCCCGCTGGCAGCACTTCACCCCCACCGAAGCCGTAGTAATTGAGGCTGACAGGAATTTCATTCCCGCAAAGCCCCTTATGACGCGCGGTCAGCGTGACAACACCAGCCGAAGATGAAGCTGTAAACGGCAGAGTCGGAACGGCATTGATGGCATCCTGGATACTGCTGGCAATCGTCGTGACGTTATCGCCGTTGGTCACCGGAGCCTGCACACGGGTACGTCCCACATAGACATTCACCGTGCCGCTTTCGGTTGCTTCCCCGGTCACCGTCAGCGTAACCGTTGCCGCCGCGCCTGTGGCTTCCGGAACGGCAATCACATACAGCTCGCCAAACGGGTCAGTCTGGCGATAAGCCTCGACCATACGCGCCAGCTGACTTCCCGCACCACAAATCTGGCGTGCATAGTCTGCCGACGGCATCAGCACCAGGCTGTTGGCAACAATCTCTGCACCGTTATTGGCATGACCAATCAGCAGCGATGCTCCGCTGTCCTGTGCAGTATTCGCCGCCGAGTTATCCATTTCCGCATAAAACAGCGGAACCAGCGTATTCGACGGAATGGTGTTAAAGCTTATCGTCATCGGTGTTCACCTTTTTATTCACGCGCCGGATATCACCCGCGGCTTCACGGCGCAGCCAGTAGTTGTTCTCGTCAACATTTCGCCCTTCGGCGGGCAAAAGGTCGCCGCGGGCAGGGTCAGGCACTGACCGCCCTTTAACAGGTTTCACAAACATGATGATTCTCAGGAAGGAAGGGTTATTTCGGTGTGATGTTCGATATCGCCGTCAGGCCCGTTACCGGGATCGAGATAATCAACATCAATCGCCAGCGTTCGCAGTTCATCTAGACTGTTCAGGTCATCCTGCTGGCGGGTATCGTCTTCAGTCAGCTCGCTGATGACCGAAAAATCGAACTGATAAATCAGCTCATGACGATTCAGATCCAGCAGCGTACCGCCGTCATAGGTAATCGGGTTACCGCACGCTTCCGGGTTAGCTTTTTCCAGCACCTGTGGGTCGGTCCAGTCGTCACCTTCGTCAACGGTATAGATGATCCCGAACAGTTCATCGTTGGGTACCGACCCGTTGAGCATCTCGATAACTTCCCGCCGCTTGTCGTAGCACGGCCCCTCAATGTTGTACCCGGCAGTAGTAATGGCCCACATCAGTGGCTGACGTCGCGCCCCCATCCCGGTAAGCATCGTGGTGTAAAGCGCGTCGGTGGCGTGCTCGTGATATTCATCCACCACCGCACAGTGGGGTGATGATCCATCACCGGGGTTACCGATCAGCGGTTCAAACCGCGCGCCATCCTCCGGACGGTTCATGTTTGAGGCGTTAACCTCAATCCCGAACGCTTCCGTCAGCATGGGTGTGCGTTTACACATCAGTCGCGCCGGGCGAAAGACTTCCCACGCCTGTTTCTCTGTCGTGGCACCGGAATACACTTCCGCGCCAAACTCGTTATCACAGGCAAAACAATACAGGGCGACACCGGCAGAGATTGCCGATTTGCCGTTCTTACGGGGAATTTCGGTATACACCTCCCGGAAGCGGCGCAGCCGGATACCTTTATTGACCCAGCCAAACGCACAGCAGATCACAAAGAGCTGCCACGGCTCCAGCGTGATGGGCATCCTCTTGAATGCCCACTCCCCCTTGGTGTGCGGCAACAGTTGAATAAATTTGGCGGCCCGTTCAGCCAGGTCCTTGTCGAAGCGGTAACGAAACGACTTACTTTTTTCCGCCATCAGGTCATCAAGATGGCGCTGGCAGGCCTGAATCACAAACTGGCAGGCCACAATCTTTCCGCGCACGACATCACGGGCATACTGATTGGCAGCATTTACGTTGGGGTAAGATTTCCGGCTCATGACTCGATGATTTTCAGAAACGGGTTAGTGGCTTTCTTCTGCCCCGCCAGGCCAATCAGACGCTGGCGGCTGCTGGGGTCGAGTCCGAGCATTGCCCCCGTGCTGCTCATCTCGGACTCCTGTTCTTTTTTGGCGGTCAGCTCCGGATTTTTGACCCTGCCGCCCATTGCACCGGTGATGGTGTTGCCCTGTATCAGGAAGAGACACAAAGACGCCATTTGCAGACTGCGCCACAGCGTCAGCAATGAAGTGAGTTCCACCTGCACGTTGCAAAATCATTGCCCATCCCAGCGGGAAAATCTGATCGCCATCGGCACGAAGGCGGTTAAATAATGCGTTCTCTGTTACATCCAGCCAGTCAGCAGCTTCAGCGTACCCCCCCGGCAACGCTGCGATAGTTTTTCTGACAGCTTTCACGTACCACTCAGGCTGTTTTTCTACTTTCCAGTGATGCTTACCCACGGTTCACCTCCTGTTCCTGTGGTTTAAACCCATTCTGGTTTTGGCTAGATTGAAAACGTGCCGGATAAAGAATCTGCATTTCGCTGACTTCACCCTTAAAAAAATTGGCTAAACGTTCTGCAAGCTCGATAGATGGAATCTGCTCCAGCCTCTCAATACGACTCAACGTCGCTGGATTGACTTGAACACCCGCAGCAACATGCTGCAAAGTGAAACCATGCGCCTTACGCACATTTCGTAATGGTGATTGCATACGCCCTCCAAATATTGCGCGTTATGCATGTTATTTCACGCAATTATTTTGCGCAAGTTGATTTGCTTATCACGCAATAAAGAAATGTAATAAACGCATGAACATAGGAAACCGAGTCAGACAACTTCGCCAAGCGAAGAACATGAAAATCGCCGATCTCGCTGAAGCGATAGGAGTAGATGCGGCGAACATCTCGCGCTTAGAAACGGGTAAGCAAAAACAATTTACCGAACAAACACTGAGTAATATTGCCAAGAGCTTAGGTGTTGATATTGCTGATCTCTTTACCTCTGCCCACAAAAGTAATACTGTATATAAAAACAGTAATAATGAGGATGTTGCGCAGGTGAAGGATGTGTTCCGTATTGAAATGCTGGATATCAGTGCCAGTGCGGGAAATAGCCTTATCCAGGGCGGTGATGTCATTGATGTGATTCATGCCATCGAATACAGAACTGATAATGCTGTATCAATGTTCGGCGGACGACCAGCCAATCACATCAAAGTTATCAACGTTCGTGGGGACAGTATGTGTCCAACCATTGAGCCAGGAGATCTCATCTTCGTTGATGTCAGCATCAATCAGTTTGATGGTGATGGTATATATGTCTTTGGTTTTGATGACAAAATATACGTTAAAAGACTTCAAATGATTCCTGACAAACTGCTGGTGATTTCTGATAACCAGATTTACCGTGAATGGGGAATTACTAGCGAAAACGAACACCGATTCATGGTCTTTGGAAAGGTCTTAATCAGTCAGTCGCAAACCCTTAAGAGACATAATTAACCTCAATATCCCATCCATCGGCCACCGAAAGGTGGCTTTTTATTACCTATAAATTTGCATATATAGCAAATATAACTTGCATATCTCGCAATTTAATTTTATCTTTTGTTCCAGACCAACTACAGGATTACAACAAAATCTGGTTGCAACACGGTGCATGTGTCGTAAGCAGTCAGTAAATGTCAAAAACGAACAGGCAGGACGCCCACGAAGTAGCCGCCTGGGGCATATGAAGTCCAGGATGATTCGTTAGCAACAAAAAAGCGCCCTACAGGACGCTTAGCTCTTTAACAATCTGGTCCCCATCAACAAGTAACTGATAACTTGAGGAGATGTGAAATGCACAAAACAGAACCCAAAATCGTCGCGCCTGGCTACACAGATGAGGAAATTTATGAGTGGATGACAAAGAAGCTGGCAGCTATAAACCAGCTTCGTGAAGTGCTGTCTTATCGACAGGAAACAATAGACTCCTTAAAAAAACTGGATCAGGAAATCACGGTTTTATCACAGGATGTTACTTTAGATATTGTGCAGACAAATTAGGATCCCATTCATTTTCGTCAAAATCATCAAAGTGATGAATTTGTGATCTCCAGTCTCGATAATCTAAAAATTTCTGGGCGGTTACGCTTATTTTATCAAGTGTGAGTTCATCCTGAATTGAAAGAAGAAGTTCATCAAATTTCATCTCATTAATCTGTTTTGGCATCCAGTGATGCTTCATCAGAATAAGGTGAACCAGAGCCTTTTTCCCATTCAACTGATTATAGGGAGTGCCGAATTTCTTCCGGTGCTCATGTAAGACAAGGTCCAAAAGAGTAAGTAATGTTGCCCTTGATTCAACTTTGCTTATTTCGACTGATGACACTACCCCACTGATTTCAATGCCCCGATACTTTCCAACATTTTCACAGTGGGATTTGTACAGCGTATAGATATTACCGGACATTTCTTTTCCTTTTGCGTTGTTGGGGATAACCAGATTAACCGAATCCTTGTTGTTGGGGAATAACCAGGTCCACCTCGCCTGATGTGGCTAAAAGCAGGCACATAACAGCTAAGTATTTTCAACCAGAGAGAATTCTTAGCGTTGTGGTGAATGCGGCTCAGCGCACGCGGGTTAAGGTTGAGGCTGACAGTCGACCTTCTATGGATACCCACCCGTCTGGTGTGCAACCTTCGACAGGCACCGGGAGGCACCCGGCACCACAACTTTATGCTGTGTGTAGTCCTGGCGATACCAGTTTGTACCCTTGCTTCCGGCTGGTACCGTCCTTTTTACAAAACAGAGAAGAGCATCACCGGACGACGGGCTCATAACCCAATCCATCCGGGCGGCTGCCACCGCAGGTGTTCTTCTCTGTTTTGTGGAGAAACTAACCGCCCCTACGGGGGCATTTATGGAAATGTAAATGACTCAATAATCGCCGGACGGTGAGGGCTTCCTTTTACCCGAATTCAGCGCGGTGCAGCGCATATACGTGGAGAACAAAATGTCATTTATTAAAACTTTTTCCGGGAAGCATTTTTATTATGACAGGATAAATAAAGACGACATCGTTATTAACGATATCGCGGTTTCCCTTTCAAATATCTGTCGCTTTGCAGGACATCTTTCACACTTCTACAGTGTCGCCCAACATGCGGTGCTTTGCAGCCAGCTGGTGCCACAGGAATTTGCTTTTGAAGCTTTAATGCATGATGCAACAGAAGCATATTGCCAGGACATCCCCGCACCACTGAAACGACTTCTTCCTGACTATAAACGGATGGAAGAAAAAATAGACGCCGTAATACGTGAGAAATACGGGTTACCTCCTGTTATGAGCACGCCAGTGAAATATGCCGATCTCATTATGCTGGCAACCGAACGCCGCGATCTCGGGCTTGATGATGGCTCTTTCTGGCCTGTACTGGAAGGTATCCCGGCAACAGAGATGTTCAAAGTGATTCCACAGGCACCGGGCCATGCCTACGGGATGTTTATGGAACGTTTTAACGAGTTATCGGAGTTACGCAAATGCGCATGAATGTTTTCGAAATGGAAGGGTTTCTTCGTGGGAGATGTGTACCGCGAGATCTGAAAGTGAATGAAACAGATGCTGAATACCTGGTGCGTAAATTCGATGCGCTTGAAGCTAAATGTGCAGCACAGGAAAACAAAGTAATACCAGTGTCAACTGAACTGCCACCAGCAAATGAAAGTGTTTTGTTATTCGATGCTAACGGAGAAGGCTGGCTAATTGGCTGGCGTTCTCTCTGGTACACCTGGGGACAAAAAGAAACCGGAGAATGGCAGTGGACATTTCAGGTCGGGGACCTTGAAAACGTCAATATCACTCACTGGGCAGTAATGCCAAAAGCACCGGAGGCTGGAGCATAATGACCACTTTTACCGACAAAGAACTGATTAAAGAAATTAAAGAGCGTATCAGCAGCCTTGACGTGCGAGACGATATTGAGCGCCGTGCTTATGAAATCGCACTCCTATCTCTGGAAGTAGAACCAGATGAACGCGAAGCTTATGAATTATTCATGGAAAAGCGTTTCGGTGACTTAGTAGATCGTCGGAGAGCAAAAAACGGCGATAACGAATACATGGCATGGGATATGACTCTCGGTTGGATCGTCTGGCAGCAACGAGCAGGTATCCATTTTTCAACAATGTCACAACAAGAGGTGAAATAATGGAGCCATACAGCCTCACACTCGATGAGGCCTGTCATTTTCTCAAGATATCCAGACCGACTGCCATTAACTGGATACGCACAGGGCGTCTTCAGGCAACACGCAAAGATCCCACTAAGAATAAATCTCCTTACCTCACAACACGACAAGCCTGCATTGCGGCTCTTCAGTCTCCGCTGCATACTGTCCAGGTGAGCGCGGGTGATGGCATAACAGAGGAAAGAAAATGTCACTCTTCCGCAGAGGTGAAATATGGTACGCCAGTTTCACATTGCCGAACGGTAAAAGATTTAAACAGTCTCTTGGAACAAAGGACAAAAGGCAGGCGACAGAACTCCATGACAAGCTAAAGGCTGAAGCATGGCGGGTCAGCAAACTTGGTGAAATACCTGATATAACGTTCGAGGAAGCGTGTGTCAGGTGGCTTGAAGAGAAAGCACATAAAAAATCGCTGGACGATGACAAAAGCCGGATCGGATTCTGGCTTCAACATTTCGCAGGAATGCAACTAAGAGACATTACTGAATCAAAAATTTATTCAGCAATGCAGAAAATGACGAACCGGCGTCATGAGGAAAACTGGAAACTCAGGGCAGAAGCATGCAGAAAAAAAGGGAAACCTGTTCCAGAATACACGCCAAAACCAGCGTCCGTTGCAACGAAGGCTACGCATCTTTCATTTATAAAGGCCCTACTAAGAGCCGCAGAGCGTGAATGGAAAATGCTGGATAAGGCACCAATTATTAAAGTGCCTCAACCAAAGAATAAACGGATCCGCTGGCTGGAGCCCCATGAAGCACAAAGGCTGATTGATGAATGTCCGGAGCCATTAAAGTCTGTTGTTGAATTTGCACTGGCAACAGGCTTAAGACGCTCGAACATCATCAACCTTGAATGGCAACAAATAGATATGCAGCGCCGGGTGGCATGGATAAACCCGGAAGAGAGTAAATCAAACCGCGCAATTGGCGTTGCGCTGAATGATACTGCATGTCGCGTATTGAAAAAACAAATCGGGAATCATCACCGTTGGGTATTTGTGTACAAGGAAAGCTGTACCAAACCAGACGGAACGAAAGCGCCAACAGTAAGGAAGATGCGGTATGACGCAAACACAGCCTGGAAAGCGGCGCTGAGACGGGCTGGTATTGATGATTTCAGATTTCACGACTTGAGACACACCTGGGCAAGTTGGCTGGTTCAAGCCGGAGTCCCGTTGTCAGTGTTACAGGAAATGGGAGGCTGGGAGTCTATCGAAATGGTTCGTCGATATGCTCACCTTGCACCTAATCACCTTACCGAACACGCACGGCAAATAGACTCGATCCTGAACCCATCGGTCCCAAATTTGTCCCAGTCAAAAAATAAGGAAGGTACTAATGATGTGTAACTTATTGATTTTAATGGTGCCGATAATAGGAGTGTAACACGCGATAAATCTTGTGTTCGGGTCTTCTTCTACGACCTTCGCAACTACCTGATTTAACGATTTTTACGCACACTGATAATCTGGCATTCATCATGCACATGATAAACGCCCCTAAACTTTAACGGGGTGGAAAATGAAATACAAGCCGGATCAATACATCATATCTGATAGTTACGGAGTTTATTACGTCAGGATTTCAATTCCTGTATGGCTTCGTAATGCATTTGGTGGAAGAAAAACTCTCGTCCGTAGTCTGAACACTTCCGATCTTCGTGTGGCTCGTAGGAAGCGTGATGTTATAGCCGACGAATTTCACCACATCAGGCAAATTGCAGAGCCGCCAAAACCGGACAGCTTGCAGGACACGATCAGCTTTTTAAAGAGCGTGGCTAAGTACGCGAAAGCTGCCCCGAAAGCATCAGCTCCGATTATCTACCAATGCCCCTCTCTGAATAAGATGTTAGAGATTTACCTCACGCATAACGCTGATCGCCTGAAAATGGGAACATTAAGCAAGACCAGAAAAGCCGTTGAACTGTTCCTGAATTACCTGCGAAAGAAGGATGTTGAACTAAACGATATCAACCGTACCACCGTTACAGGCTGGCTTGATCATCTCCGAGAGACAAAGGCAGTCCAGACAGTGGCTAACTACCTATCAGCAATGGCAAACATTCTCGATCTTGCCTCTTCCCGATACCAGGACGCCCCACCGCTGGAAACTAACGTGTTCAGGGGGCATAAACTCAACACAGCGCAGAGCCGCCAGAGTTACGAGGCATTCACGGACGAAGAAATTACGAAGCTCATTAGCACGTTTAACAAGTTAGGAGAGGACGAATTAAGGGATGTGAGCGCCATCGCCGCTTATAGCGGAATGCGCATCAATGAAATAGCCAGTTTGAAATCTGACAATATCCGTGAAGTTGAGGGGGTGTTATGTTTCGAGGTGACGGAGGGTAAGACACGCAATGCGGCGCGGTTGGTTCCACTTCATAGTGCGATTAGAAAAATGGTTCTGGAACGCTGCCAGAAGCCGCACAACGGCTTTTTATTCTACCGTGCAAGTGTGACCAAGAGACAGGACGGCAAGCGCTCCTCATGGCACGTAAACCGCTTTGGACGGCTTAAACGCGATATTCTCCCAGGGCAGGAAAACAAGGTGTTTCACTCGTACCGCCATGCAGTGATCAGTAAGCTAAACGCCGCCGGAGTGGATGAATCTCGTATTGCCTTGCTCGCGGGTCACTCATTTGGAGAAACTGAGTCTTTCAAGACGTATTCGAAGAGTGTTCCTGAGCGTATTATGAAGGAGTTAGCGGGGTATATTGAATTAATAAATTACAACGTCCAGTAATTAAGGGGGGATTATACATCCCCCGATAACTCATTTATTCCATTCGTTTTGAATTTGATTCTCAACTGCTGGCAAAAGGTTATACCAGGAAGCAGAGTTATTCTTAGCATCAACAACAATCAACTTATCATCGCTATCCATCGCTGCCCGAACTTTTCTGGCAGCCTCTTCAACCGAATAATTCGAATTTACGTACCAGTTCGACTCGGTAACTTTTGCCCAGTTGCCCAAGGCCTTGATAGCATCATGCACAGCAGCATAATCTTTGGTTTTGATCAAGTCATAGGTTACAAACAAGTTGTTAGCCATTTAATTCTCTCCAGACATTCAAATGAATAAGCACCGCTATGGGCACTTTGAGATATTTTTATTTCTTAGCTTTCTTGGTAGGGATTTTGATAGTTTCAGTTATCGTAGTATCAGGATGTCGTTTAGCTTCAATGGGCTTAACAAACTGACCAGTTATCGCAGAACGAACTACTGTTTTCTTAGCCATAAAAACACCTCATCTTGGAGATAAAGAGTGAACTGCTTACCCTTTTAAGGGTAAGGGACAAACGAAGCGGCGTCAAAGAAAAACACCACATATACACATCCTTTACAAACCGAGCGCAATATGTGGTATTCCCATGTGATTTACATCACAATCATCCCCCTGTGGATGACTGACCGCTCAAGGCTGATAGCGTAAGGCTACGAGTGAATGAATCCGCACTCGCTTTTGCAGACCAGTCGATATAGTCAGACAATCGAGAAACATCACTTTGCAGAGTCAATCCCACTTGTGGATTCACTTGTAGGTTGAATATCGGGTTCAACGTGTACGCTGGCGCGTTGCTGCTGTTGAGCGACATTGCCGAAGCACGGAGATTTTCCCCTGAAAGGCTGTATTGATTAGTCGCTGTCCCTGCTTGCTGATTACCAACGCCCAACCAATCCATGATAGCCGGAGCCACTGAACGGGTATCAAACCCCGTTTTATCCTGAATCCAATCGGCCGTAGCATTCGCAGAGCCACCCACAGCACCATCATAAAGATTTTGAACAGCAGGTTTCTTAGTATCGCTAAACCATTCAGGGTGTTGTTGGCGGAGAGTACTGTTAAGATCAGACACTACGCTGGAGATTTCTCCAACAAAGCCCGTCACCTGTTTAGCCAGGTCGCCTAATCCCTCTCCGAGCATACCAGCAGATTCTGTTATCACTTTGGTGTTCTTCACCAGGTCGTCACCACCATCAGCAAAGCCTTTCATAAAGCCTGTAAACATGCTGTTATCAACGCCATTCATGAGATTACCCATCGCTACACTCAGATCACCATATGCAAGAGTTTGCTTGATCTGCTCCTCGTTAAGAGTTTGACCACTATCGACAAGCTGTTTCAGCGTCTTGTTATATTCTGCACCGTTGTTCATGAACATATCGGTGTAGTGCATCAGGTCATCACCTAAACTCTCTATAAGCGTACCAATCTGAGCCTGTGACATACCACGGCGTTGCCCTTCATTGGTAACTGCTTGAAGTAGATCAGCAGGACGATCCTGGAAGGATTTAATCTGTTCTTTGCCCCATCCAAACTTATTCATAATAGAAGTGATACCACCATCGCCGCCTTTCCATTCGCCATTTTTAAACTGGCTATCGTTCAGGGTCATAGCGATACGTTCACGTACATCTTTGAAATTGTCCGTCACTTTATCGACATTGGCGCTATCAACTCCGTGTTGCTGCCCCCATGCCACCATCGTTTTAACTACGTTAGGATTAGTCTTAACAAGTTCCGATTTTCTAACCAAGTCAAGATTTTCATTCCCTTTGTCAACAATTCGCTGCCCCACTCCGAGGGAGCCAGCCGTTAACGCAAGGCTTCCTAATACCCCACCACCGACGATAGGAGCATTCCCGCCCTTCTGAGCCTTTAGCTTAGTGGCTGCTGCGGCATACTGGGTACGCTGTGCCTGTGTCACTTTCGCTTGTTGTGCGGCTTCTCTGCGTAACAGGGTTACACGCTCGCGTATAAGCGCATTCATACGTTGAGAGCTAATATTCCCCTTCGCAAACTCTTCGCTTTGCTGATGAATATAACGTAACGCTTCATACTGAGATTTAGGATCAAGCCCGTATTTACCTTTAATTCCTGACACTTGTAGCCCTGCATGGCGAAGTTTAAGCTCGGCTGTCTCTTGGCGCTTCTGTAGCTGCTGCTTCGCTTTCAGATTGGCCTTTTCATCCCTGGCTTTCTGCTTCTCCGCCGCACGTTGGGCTTTCATTTCCTTCGTATCACGAGGCTTATCATTAAAACGTGCATCATCGGCTTGTTGACGGGCTTTCTGTCTGCGCTGCTTCAGATCCTGGAAGCGAATCTTGGGATCGGCTATTTTCTGGAAGTGCTTTTGAAGGTTATCCGCTGCGGCCTTAGCCTCTGCAATACTCCCTTTGTCAACGGTGAAAGTTACGGTGTTGACGATCTTACTTGTATTAATCTCAAGCATCGCCACCGCCTTTTTTACTCACCAGATAATTAAGTGCATCTGATACACTACGCCCACGATGTAATAACTGACGTAGATGACCGTGATCTATTTCAAGCACACGACACACTCCCGCCAGATTTAATAACTCTTCTGCTGTTTCAGCATTTACGGCGAGGTGAAGCCCCGCGCTTTTTACAATCACTTGCATTTATCTTTCCTCATTCTGGAAATAAAAAAGGGCGGGAACACTGGGGAGATGTTCCCAACGTTCACACGCCCTATTCAATAGCCTGATTATTTCCAGCGGGTCAGGCTCCCGCTTGCTCATTAAGCAGTGATGGTGATCTTCACCTGCATACCTAACGCATGGTTCACTGGTAATGCGCTGTTTTCGTGCATAACGTGGTAAGCATCGCCGCGCTCGCTCAGGTAGCCCCAAGAGTAGTATTCAGCAGGTGCAGCATCGATCAGCGCAAAGTTACCAGAGGCAGCGCCGTAGATGTTCTGATAAGCATTTGTGCCTTTACTGAACACCGGAACCGCCACCATGTCAGCATCATCTGGCATCTGTGCAAGGATCAGCGGATCTGTCACTTTAACAATGTCGATAGGCGCACCAGGTAGGCTAAACGTACTAACACCAGGGAGAAGCTCGTGACGCTGGTAGAATAGGTTACGGTCGTCATATGGCGCTACATACTGGAACGCCTTAGACATACTGTCAGAGAAGCGAATCTGGCTAAATGCAGCAGGTTTAGCGAATACGATCACTCGTTCAATCTGTCCAGCCAATCCACCTGCGGCAGCCTGAACTTTGTCTAAGATCGCATCAAAATCCTGTGCCGCTGTCGCTGTGCTCACGCTGGCTGTCATTGGCACCACACCGAACAGTTCAGCATAAGAGATCAGTAGGTCATCAGTTGCAGGCGTATAAACTTCACCTTTGAACAGAGCACGGGCCAGGTAAGACTCACGGGTACGCAGATAAGCAATCTTATGTTTGCCAGTGTATTCGGTGTACAGGTCGGTAACGGTTTGCTCGTAGTCCGTTCCCTGCACTCTGCGGCCTTGTACGTCTACAGGTTTAAACTCATCTTCCCTTGCAAACCAAGGAATCTCGATAAGGTATTCTTTGCCATTCTGACGCGCGGTAGTGTCGTGGTTTGATGAATAACGGCTCTGCGGGGTGTTAAACAGGCTGTAGTTATCATCCAGAAGCTGTGTCACCACCACTTTCGGATTCTGAACACCTACCCCGTCGAATAGGTCGAGGGCATTCATAAGATAGTTACGTTCCGGCAGAGCCTGGAAGATTGGCGCTAAATCGACCATCTCACGCCCAATTGCGATTTTACTCATTATTTATCTTCCTTGATTAAGAGGTGAAGAATGGACGGCATACGAACCCTTTGGATTCGAGCGTGGTGATAGCTGCGGCGTGATTAGCTGCGTGCAGGTTGTCGGCTTTCAGTGCTACGAAGCTACCAACATTAGGCGCACGTAGGACATTCACGGTTTTACCGTCGCCAGCACTCACGAAATCACTTACCACCACAAAGGCATCATCGCCGGAGGTGTATAGAGCGCCATCAGCGCCGATAACATCGCCGCATTCAATATCTGCTGGCAGGTCGAAAACACGGCCTTCTACGACTGCAAAAGAATCAGTGGCGTAGCTCAATACGTCAGTGAAACTCTTACGAATTGGGAAAAGTTCGGTTAGGTCTACAATCATTGTTGTTTGATTTCCTTGGATTTGATTGCGATCCGTTCCTGCATACTAAGTTGAGGTGTGTCCTCAGAAGGGAAATACTGGTCTACAGCTTTTTCTATTTCTTCAACGGTACATCCTGCCATTTCAGCCACTTTAGCTATTAACTCAGGATTAACTTGAATCACTTCGGATTTGTATTTTAGGATTCGGTCGCGATTGTTTATTAAGAACATTGTGTTGTTCCTTCGCGTTATAACTGCGTTTATCCTTCCATTGATAACGGAAGTGTTACATGCAGATTGTTAAAAAGGGGCGATTAAGCCCCTGGAGAATATGCCCTTGTTAGAAAGCATTCTGTTAAAATCATTTTCGTTTCGGAGGATTATGATGTTAAAGAATGGCTTCTTGAAAAAATGAAGGGTGCAACTGTTACGAATAACAGAAGTAGGATCGCCCGTCATTGCTCCCACTTCAAAACAGAAGCCCTTCTGTCATGGCGAGAAGTGGGAATGGAATCTCAATATCACCACTGGAATAGTAATAAGAGATTGCCAGCCTGAACGTAACTACCGCTGACGGCGTTTATTCAGTCTGACTACATTCATCCTAACGGAATGAATGAGCAAAGAGCGAATGCCCTTTCTGAAAAAGTCGGAGATGCGCGGTGATTGCGATGCAATACCAACACAACGAGATATTACATCCCGCGCATTCCTTCGGAACAAACAAGACAAAGAACCAACACTTTCAGAAATAGCATTCAGAGGGAGAGAATGCCGCTATGGGAACGGCATTCTCAAGGAGTGCGTATTGACATACGAGGGTGAAGTGATTCGAATACTTACCCTATAACTCATTATGACACATATAGCACATAATGTCAAGACATTTAGTAACTTTTATGTTATGGCGCATTCTTCCGCGATCTGGATGGAAAGCTCTCCGAGTTCAACGGTGATGTATTGCAGAGAGCAAGCAAGCTCCTCAAGGTCATTAGCTACACGCCACGCTTCTTCTGGTGTGATCGAACTGCCGTCACGCTGCACCAAACGAGCTACAGACGTTTGCAGATGTTCAAGGGCAGTGATTGCCTGTTCAGTGTATTGCACCGCTTCCAGAAGCGCGGAGGGCGTTCTCTCACGCCACGCTGCATTAACAAGCTGTAAGGTTGGTAAATGCCAGTTGTCGTGGAAAGAGTTAATTAGGGTGTTCACTGTGTCCATAGTTTTATTATTCATTGTTTTCCTTGTCGTCAAAGAGAATATCAAACTCTTGTGTGTGCTGGGATAGCCCCCAGGTTTGACAATACCCAATATAATCGGCGTAATGTTCAAATCCTGCTATTTGCCATTTCTTGAGATGGCTACTATCTATAATATATTCGCGTCTGCGTCGTGGTTTGTAATAAACGTTATCCGTTGACGATAGAACATCCTGCAATAGTTCAAACTCTAATCCATTTGGTACTACTGCGGGATATTCTTTAATAGTTGTCACCATCTCACCAGGAATAGACTCTCGTGCGAGGTCTTGTAGAGAAGAGGTGTATTTACGTTTGCTGATGCGTGTGGCTTTTTCGATTCTAACAAGGTTACTTCGTTCTTTTCGTCCCATTCATTCCTCGTAGAGGGGAAACTCCTTGTCTGGTTATAACGTAAACGCCATAGAATATGGTGAACCACCATAAAGCAGTAATCATAAAAGTTTCCCGATTGTTGTTATTTAGTCGTAAGTGTAATGTCGCATCCTTTACCGCGACCAGGTTTGATTAACGTAGTAGTTAGATAATCATTGCGGCGAAGCTTGCGAATCGCACTGGATACAGTTGCCACACTTATCCCCAACACTATCGCTATTGACTCCTGTTTCACATTTGTTAATGATGGCAGTGATTCGAGGTGCATTAATACCAGACGTTCCGAAGGAGACAGATTCTTATCGTGAAGATGTGGGGATGTCATTTTACATTCTATCTCTTTCGGTGGCTTCATCGCTGCATTGAATAGCGTAACAAGAGCATTAGCGTAACTTGATTCACCTCGCTCAGCGTAAACATCTACAAGTTCTTGCGCTTGTTCGAATGCAACACCTCTTTCAACTTCTGGATTTAATAAACTGGCAAGATGGATGATGTTAAGATCACGTTCGTTGTATTGTTTGGGTATAACCGTTTTCAGCATAAATGTTCTATTTCCTCGTAGATTGGTTTAAGTTTTGGATTCTTCTCTGTGTCCAGGTATCCGTTAATAAGTAGCCATCTGATTTTCGGATGTTGTGAAACTGGTAGATTCTTTTCAGGATTCTCCCATTCATCCCGATAACCCTCAAGAAAGTTTAAATTAACTGGCTCTATCTTAATATCTTTAGCTGGAATGGAGGCGGGTTTCTTCGTAGGCATTTTCTTTGGCTTCTCCGGCTTCGGATCTGCTTTGGCCTCTTCTGGCACTGACTGCTGTTTTTCTTCCTCTGGCGCTACGTCTTCTTTAGCTTTGCCAAACACGGGATGTTTCAGACAATCTACCCATTCCGGCGCGGAATCACGTTCCATCGCATTACGATCACGTTCAAAGGTGAAGTTTTGCGGCGTGAGTGGCGTTATAGTCCATTGGTTAGAGCGCTTTGGCTTATTACTGGCGATCAGTCCGATTTTCTTCAACTTTGCAACAATACGTGTTGCCGTAGCCGAGCTGACACCAATACTTGCACCAAGTTGATCAATGTCATCGTAATAAGTACCGCCCAACTCTATCGCAAAGCGATAATAACGATGGCGCATTCTGACGTAAAACTGCTTATCAGCAGGAGACAGGGACTCTGTTACGCCTGTTTTAAGATTGGTGATCCTGGTGCATTCGTTAAATGCGTCTTCGGTGTTGGTGAAACTAAAAGCCTTACTGTTTATAATGTCAGTCATGTTAGGGTGTATCCTTATTTGGTAGAACGTTCTCCGTTCTTAATTGATGTGGAAAGTGTGGTTGCAGCGTCAATTAACATCTCCTGCACTGTTACGCCTCTCGCTCGCGCCTCTTTGAACAAAGTACTAAACACTTCATCCGGCAGTTTTACGAATGTTCCGGCTGGTTTCTTCTTCTGGATTTCGCTCATTTGGTTTCTCCTTCTGGTTTATTCGTTGGTGGTGGTTTCAGCCTGTTCAGCTTTCCATTGATCGTAAAGTTCGATTCCTTTACGCAATCTTTCAGCGTGTTCGAAATATCCTTGCCGTTGTGCGGCTGCTCGCTGGCTGTTTATTGCATTTCGCGTCTGGCTTCCGGCCTTTAAAGCCTCGAAGACAAGTTCTGGATTAAAATACTTAATTTTGGTTCTCCTTGCGTTAGAAACACAGAAACACCATCCAGGGAGAACGTTAATCACGTTGCCTGATAGTGCGGTGTAAGTTGGATTGTTTGCGTTAGGCTGGATGCCTGAGATGAGGACGGGATGAATGCTTTCATTACCCTACATCATTTACTTTAACATGAAATGATTTAAATGTCAACACTTATTTAAATCCCTTTCAAATTATAGCGCATTTCCACGTTGTGATCAACTCATTCATGTCATCATAAAACGCGGTCTATCGCTTTCTAACAGGTTTGAAAGCCTGAGAGTTGCAATCCCCTCCCTATCCTCTCAAATTCGCTCTCAGCGCGTCTGGGGCGTTCCGTTTGCGTTACCGCCGCCCTCTGGCACTTACTCCCGAAACCAATAGCACAACTACTGAGGGATAACGTTAGTTATCAGGATAGTAGGTGATGGTATTGGATTGAGGCTGGATGAACTGGAGCCATCAGCGACCAGTGAATCCTTAGCCGTGGGCTAACTTTGCATGGATGAATGCGGAGCATGGAAGACAGGCAGAAGTTATGCTGAAAGACATTGCGCACACGGCGCATAGCTTCTGTGCCTCGTTTCACGAGGGCGAAGCCCTGGCACAATCACAGACAGATGCGCTACGCTGCGTCGTGAGCGGCTGACCGAGTAGCCCCCAAAGGCGAATCAGGTCACTTGCCAGGCGATACGCGCCAGCAAAGCGAATCTTTAACAAGATCTTCTAAAAGCTCTCTTTTAGAGATCGCTTTTAGAATCTCTTTGTATAGAACATCAATTTGATGTGTAGTTTGCCGATCCATACATCAATTTGATGCGTATCCCATGCATCTATACATCATTTTGATGTATAACGCCCCCAACTAACTCTGATTCATCCATGCAACAACACTAAGAGTAACGAGAGGTTATTCCTATCAAAACAACACGATAATCATAGCTAAGCCTATCTTAAATGACAGGTAAAGATTGCCGTTGTTACATGGGTAAAGTTGCCATAGTCAGCAAGATAGTAACCATCACTCACTTTGCGTAAAGCCTTGCGCCATGCGGCTCACAGCGATCATTGTCCACAATGAGGAGTTTCATGACAGGTGCAATGTGCTGAACGAGTTTTCTAAAATGAAACGATGTTTCTTTTTCATGCCAAAATCCACCAATTGATTAGCATTCTAATCATTTCATTACACACTCAGTTTCAAGTGCATAAACTCCGCATAATTTGTGCATACAGGCAGGTTAGCCCCGCCCTCGCCTAACAACCTTACATTTATCAGATTTAAATCAATGAGATAGACAATAACCACACACAAGCATTGGTAGTGTGATGTTCCGCTGTTGCCGCTGTTCTTCGTGCAGAGTTGAGGATTTGGCAATGTTCAAACACATGTTTATAAATGCCAACATCATGATTTTGTTCAAGATATTTAGAGGAGAAGAAATTTTCGATCTGGAGGCGGCCCTGGAGGTCGTTAAGCACTGGACGCAATCGCGCCATTTACCACACACAAGACAGTTCGATTTTTGATCATTTATATTGCAACTTACTGAAATTGATCATATTGTTTGTTTCGTTGAGTTTAGATGTGTGTCTTTATGGGAGGGTAAATTGAACAGAGCAGTAGTGTTAGACGAACAGCAAGCCAAAGCGATCAGGGAGTGGCTAAACGCTCATAACAAGAGCCTGATAGCTGACGTTACGTTAATGATGCAAGCCGCTGTACTGCGTGTGGGGGATGCCGTAGCGTTACGCTTCGACGAAGTGATCAACGGTGAGATTGACATAGAAGAACAGAAGACAGGGAAGCGTAAAGCCCTCACTCTCCCTGCTCCAGTGGTGCAGATGATTGCTCGTCGCCGTGCTGAGTATCCGCATGATGTGCATGTGTTCAGAAGCCAGCGTAACCGATCAATGAACAAGCAAGCGCCTGTACGACGCGAAGAAGTGAGCAAGCAGATCGCAGAGGCCGCTAAAGCTATCGGTATTCATGGCACTGTATCAGCTCACAGCTTCCGCAAAGCTGGCGGGAATGCCATCTACAAGCGTTCAGCAAACAACATCGCTTTAGCTATGACCGTGCTTAATCACAGCAACATCACTGACACCAGGCGCTATCTGGATTTAGACAAGCAAGCCGTTAGCCGTGTGATCAATGAGATGGACTTATAAGGAGATACGCATGAAACGCTTGCTTGTGCTGACGCTGACAGTAATGCCAGTCCTGGCGAATGCCGGACAGATAACCCTGATTCTCAGTGACGAACAGGAGACAGACAACGCGAAGATTTGCGTTTATTCCAACGCCAACTTTACGGAGACAGTGACGCTCAGGCCGTCGCAGCAATGCCGCTACACAATGACCTTTGAAGAGGAGTAACAATTGAAGAAGGAAGACAAGCAGATAACCAGCGTGGTCTGGTGCGGTGTATAAGTAATCACTGCTTGGAATCACGTAGGATCAGAGACAATATCCACCACCAGCGACGACGCAGCCAACTAACATCACTGAACAGCTTCCCATCAGATGTAGTAACATACACCCCTCCGCGATGATGCACCTTATTATGGTGAGCCTTATTGATGAATGGTACTTCTAAGATCATTTCATCACGGGCTTTTAATCGGCGTGGCAACATGGGGCTGATCATGTATTCATCACAATGTTCGTTAGAACAATCGCTAAGGCGTCCGCTGGCGGTTACTATGCCCGCCGAACTTATCGTCACATCATGGGCGCTTTTGTTGGAAACATAAATTCTGTCTTCATACTGATCGCAACCTAAGAAAAGGCGTAGATCTGTTCTGGATTTTAATAGCTGGAAAATGGATAGTGCAAACCCAGCCCATGCGGCAAGCATGGTCAGATTATCAACATTAAGCAACCAATCTATCAAAGTTCCATCCCTTGAGAGCAAAGATAATTAGCAATTCCTTGATGCTGTAAGTCAGTCAATTGGAAGTAGGAATCGAGTACGATTATGACTTGCGTGGCATTATCAGCATGAACAGAACCAGGGGTATCAGGAGGAAGCGAACCATCAAGGATGGCAGTAAAGTAACCCGATGAGATAGAGACTTTCAGGAAGCAATTGGGTAAAAATTCGTAACGTTCACTCATAACCACCTCATTTTCAGATTGTTTCTGCAAAGCGTACATTACGAATTTTATTCTTTTACCGCATTTCAAACCAAATGACAATTCCATTGAATCAGTTGAGGATTTTAACCCTCACCGAAGATAACATAACCTCAAAATGTCTATCGCTTCATTGAGGAAATGTATGTCTACTGAAAATTTTGTCACCTTCTGGTTAGCCAGAGCCGATCTTCCATACTTTCTTGAACCCCATGAATTTTACGTTTCTGAGGCAAGGCGGCGGCTTCTCTCTCAGTTTGGTGATTTAGAACAAGAAGCAGAGAAGAGAGAACAACAGTTTTTGGAGACTACTGCTGAGTATTTTGATCAAGATAACGATGACCCAATGGCGGCCTACGAGCAAGCCTATCATGAGGGAATTTATTATGTACGGTCGCTTCTGGAGATGCAAAATACCGTATTGTTGGCGTTGACAGCAGGTATGTATCATCAGTTTGATAAAAAACTAAGAGAACATACTATCAAAGAGCTAAGTAATTGGTGTGAAAGAGAATTGATTACCCCCATGATCTGGAATTTAACTTTCCATCAGCTAATTGATTTGCTCGAATGGATTGGCCTCACAATCAATGGAACCGAATACGGAGAAAGGATAAAAGCCTGTAACTTGGTGGTAAACGTATACAAGCATGGAGACGGCCCTGCACATCAAACACTATCAGTTGATCATCCTGAGTATTACCCAAACCCCACCGATGTTAGAGGCACGCAGATTGTCCCTAACCATGACGATTTACATGTCTCAGAAGATCAATTTGTAGATTTTGCTAACGCAATAACTGCTTTCTGGAACGCGGTTCCAGAAAATTGTTACTACTCAGATCTTAGAGAAGAACCCAAATGGTTGGATAGAGTTGTGACAAGATTCGAAAAAAAGCATAGGGGCAATAGGGGCTGATTAGCCCCATCTCAAAACATCAAGTTTGCAGCTCGCGCCAACTTGATTTCCTCTCGCTCTTCCTGCTTCTTAGCAAGCCAGGCTTTCCCCTCTGGTGTTGCCAGGAATTTACGGGCGTGAATCTTACGGTTGTTGCGCTTCGTGGCTGCTTTTTGGTTAGCTTTTGACAT